GGAAAGAAGTAATGATGGGTAAGAAACCAATGAATGCTGGTATGGCAGCACTTAAGAAAGAAGCACCTGCAGTAGCAAAGAAGATGGGCTACATGGGTGGTGGTATGGCTAAGAAGAAGATGGGCTACAATAAGGGTGGTCTAGCCTGTGGTGCATCTAATGGCCCCGGACAAAAGGGTACGCAAGGTATCAAGACGTAATGAGTGTATTCACAGAGCATAAAGCAGCCCTAGAGAAGGCTGGATACACAGTAGAGTCTGATACTGTACGTAATGCTGGTGGTAACCCTATTGCTGGTGAAGGTGCTTATGGTGTCGTTTGGTATAAGGATGAGTTTGTCGAGAAGGTGTGTACACAGGAAGTAGAAGTTGTACGTGCTAGAAACGATAAGGGTCACTATATTAAGGATGACCCTAGCACACCTGAGAATGAGGCATGGACTACTAAAGTAAAGAAGGCTGTGACGCCTAAGAAGAAACCAGCTAAGAAGAAAGCCTAGTAAATGGTTACCACTCGTGATTTTACAACAGATACAGAATCAGTAACCATTACTGCTACTTCAGGTGGTGCTAGTGCTAACTTGATTTATACGTGTCCACCTAATCACGATGCAACCATAGACTTTCTACATGTATCAAATGGGTCTTCATCTACTCAGAATGTTACGATTCAGTGGTTTCACTCAGACACAAGTACTTATCACCACTTGATAAATGATAAGTCTATAGCTGGTAAGGACGTATATAATGTTATAGGCTCTGATAGGATACACCTACATGCTGGTGATAAGATCCTAGCATTTGATGGTTCTTCTAATAGCTTAGAGGCGTTTATCTCAGTAAGGCAGTACTATAACCCTAACAGATAGCGGGTATGCACATTTTGTATCTACTACTCAACCCGTAAATAAGTATAACTATCTCCATGCACACAACATAAGGAGATAGTGCTATGTTTAAGAAACTACTAAACCGTATTCAGGATAATCAGCAGCGTCGAGCAGACTACTGGATTCTGATGAACATGAAGGATAAAGAACTACACGACATGGGTATCTCAAGAGGGGAGATATACGGTCGTGTTTATGGCATTAAACAGTGAACCTAGTTAAGGAATTACCCCTTATTCTAAGCCTTACTGTTCTAGCTAATGTATCATCAGGTGATACAGATAGACAAACAGGTAGTGGACTTAGAAGAGGGGGTTCCTACAGTGATAGATCCAGTAACCGCTATAGGTTTAGCCACAACCGCATTTAATGCTCTTAAGAAGGGTATTGCGGTAGGTAAGGACTTACAAGACATGGGTGGTCAGCTTACACAGTGGGCTGGTGCCATAAGTGACTTAGACTTTGCTGACAGACAGAACGCTAAACCACCTTGGTATAAAACCCTTGGTGGTGGCGTTCAAGCAGAAGCAATGGAGATATTCGCAGCTAAGAAGAAAGCTGAGTCTATGAGGAAGGAACTCAAGGATTACATTTGTGTAATGTATGGGCCTTCACATTGGGAAGAGCTTCTACGTATTGAGGCTGATATCCGCAAACAAAAGAAAGAACATGACCACAAACGTATAGAGATGAAGCGTAAGATTGTAGAGTGGGGAGCAGGTTTTGTGTTGTTCCTAGTTATTACAGGTAGCTTTGTAGGTTTGATTTACTTAAGGACGTTATAATGGCAAGATCATTGACAGATAAACAACAGAAGTTTCTAGAGGTTCTCTTTGATGAGGCTAATGGAGATGTTGTACAGGCTAAGAAGTTAGCTGGCTATGGAGATGGTACTTCCACTTCTCTTATTGTCGAGTCTCTAAAGGATGAGATAGGTGAGAAGACACGTACTTGGTTTGCTCGTACTGCACCTAAAGCAGCTATGGCTATGACACAGGCACTGTATGACCCTACTGAGTTAGGTATTCGTGATAAGATGGCCGCAGCGAAAGATTTACTTGATCGCGCTGGGCTAGGCAAGGTAGACAAGGTTGATGTAACTTCAGGAGGCGGCGGTATATTTTACTTACCCCCCAAAGAAGGGAAGAATGAGTAGACCTTGCCACAAATTGACTACAAGAGAGACTTGGGTTTCTGGGAATTACCCAAACCTAACAAGGGAAAAGAGAAAGAATGGCACACGGTAGCTAGGGTATCACAAACAATACCTTTTGGCTATGAGTTACACCCCGACAATGAAAGACTGCTAGTACCGATACCGCATGAACTAGAAGCGCTTGAGCTTGCAAAGAGACACTTAAAACAATATTCCTACAGGGAAGTTGCAATTTGGTTGACAAAGCACACTGATAGGTATATATCTCACATGGGCTTAAAGAAGCGAGTAGAAATTGACAGAAGACGTAAAAAAGCAGTTATTATTAAACGCAGACTTGCCAAAAGGCTCCAAGAAACCCTCGCGGAAATCGAGAAGCTTGAAAAAGGCAGGGTCGGGGCGTACTCAGAAGAAAGCTAACCAGACAGAGACAGTCGCTACTCCCCCTACAACTGTTCCTGCAGAGGTTAAGGCTCCTGAGTTTGATGTCGAGGTAGCACAGGATGTCGTGTTTAAACCTAACCCCGGCCCTCAGACAGACTTTCTTAGTTCATCTGAGCGTGAAGTTTTATATGGGGGTAGTGCTGGGGGTGGTAAGTCATATGCTATGCTTGCTGACCCTCTACACGGTTTAAACCACCCCAACTTTAGCGGGTTGTTAGTACGACACACTACAGAAGAACTAAGGGAACTTATACAGAAATCTCAGGAGTTATACCCTCGTGCTGTACCGGGAATCAAGTGGTCTGAAAGAAAGTCTCAGTGGATTTCACCTAGAGGTGGTAGACTGTGGATGTCATATCTTGATAAGGACATGGACGTTACGAGATATCAGGGTCAGGCGTTTAACTGGATTGGGTTTGACGAACTTACTCAATGGCCTACACCTTTCGCTTGGGATTATATGAGGAGTCGCTTGAGATCTGCTAGTTCAATGGAGTTAGGTCTTTACATGAGAGCGACAACTAACCCCGGTGGCAGCGGTCACTCATGGGTTAAGAAGATGTTTATTGATCCTGCTAAGTATGGTGAGGCTTTCTGGGCTACTAATATCGAGACAGGTGAAGAGATTAAGTATCCAGCGGGTCACTCTAAGGCTGGGCAGTCACTGTTTAAGCGTAGGTTTATACCTGCTAGTTTATTTGATAACCCTTACTTAGCAGAGAGCGGCGACTATGAGGCAATGCTTCTGTCGCTACCAGAGCATCAACGTAAGCAACTACTAGAAGGTAACTGGGATGTCAATGAAGGTGCAGCCTTTCCTGAATGGAACAGAGCCTTACATGTCGTGGAGCCTTTTAAAATTCCCTCAAACTGGACTAAGTTTAGAGCTTGCGACTACGGTTACGGAAGCTACACAGGCGTTGTCTGGATTGCTGTATCACCCAGTGAGCAGCTTGTTGTCTACAGAGAGTTATATTGTTCTAAGGTTACAGCTACTGATTTAGCTGACATGATACTAGATGCAGAGGCAGAAGATGGCACAATTAGATATGGTGTTTTGGATAGTTCTCTATGGCACAAGCGTGGTGATACTGGCCCGTCATTGGCTGAACAAATGAATATGAAGGGGTGCCGCTGGCGTCCCTCAGATAGGTCTAGAGGTTCTCGTGTAGCAGGTAAGAACGAGATGCACAGGCGGTTACAGGTAGATGAGCATACAGAAGAGCCTAGACTTGTATTCTTCGCTAACTGTACCAACACAATAGCTCAACTACCCTCTATCCCTCTAGATAAAAGAAACCCAGAGGACGTTGATACAAATGCAGAAGATCACTTGTATGACGCTCTAAGGTATGGTATAATGACAAGACCTAGAAGTTCTATATGGGACTACAACCCTGCAACTCAACGATCAGGGTTTCAAGCCTCTGACCCCAGCTTTGGATATTAAATATGGCAGAACAAGACGAACTCATGTTTGAAACAGATGAAGTAACCGCAGCAGAGGATGTAGAAGATAGCATCTTTGAGTCTGTATCTAGTGTTGTTGCATTTGTGAACGAAAGATTTAAACGGTCTGAAGATTCACGCTTTGGTGATGAGACACGCTGGTTACGTGCCTATCGTAACTATCGTGGTATCTACGGATCAGATGTACAATTCACTGACACAGAGAAGTCTCGTGTGTTTATTAAAGTCACTAAGACAAAGACACTCGCTGCTTATGGTCAGATTGTAGACGTACTATTTGGTAACAATAAGTTCCCACTTACTATTGATCCTTCTATTTTACCAGATGGTGTAGCTGAGTCAGTACACATTAACATTGACCCTAATGCTGAACAGGCTGGGGATGAACTAAATAATGTTACACGAGATGCAGCCCCTAAGCCTTACTTAATCGGACCTGACACTGAGTTAAAGCCCGGTGAGACTATGGCTGACCTTAAGAACCGACTAGGACCGCTAGAGGAGAAGCTAGGGCCAGTCAGTGATAAGGTTATTGAGGGTGATGGCACCACCCCTACCACAGTAACGTTTCACCCTGCTATGGTGGCAGCTAAGAAGATGGAGAAGAAGATCCATGACCAGCTTGTAGAGTCAGGCGCTAATAAGCATCTACGCTCTATGGCATTTGAGATGGCTCTTCTAGGTACTGGTGTTATGAAGGGTCCATTTGCTGTAGACAAAGAGTACCCTAACTGGAATGAGGATGGTGAGTATGACCCTCTGGTCAAGACTGTACCCTCTACTAGTCACGTATCTCTATGGAACTTCTATCCTGACCCAGAGGCGTCAAGTATGGATGATGCGGAGTATGTAGTGGAGCGTCATAAGATGTCCCGCACACAACTGCGTAGCTTAAAGAACCGTCCCTACTTTATGAAGGATGCTGTTGAGCTTGCTGTAGATAAAGGCCCAGACTACGATATGAAGTACTGGGAACAGACTATGGAAGACAACGAGACTGAGGCTACTACAGAGCGCTGGGAAGTCTTAGAGTTCTGGGGTTTTGTCGATGTAGAGCTACTAGAAGAGAATGGCGTATCTATTCCTAAAGACTACAAAGACTTAGATGAACTTAGCTGTAACATCTGGGTGTGTAACGGTGAGGTACTACGCTTTGTGCTTAATCCTTTTAAGCCAGCAACTATACCTTATTATGCAACACCATACGAACATAACCCTTACTCATTCTTTGGGGTAGGTATAGCGGAGAATATGGATGATACGCAAACTCTTATGAATGGGTTTATGCGTATGGCTATTGACAATGCTGCATTATCTGGTAATCTAATCATAGAGGTTGATGAAACCAATTTAGTGCCGGGGCAGGACTTAAGTGTGTACCCTGGAAAAGTGTTTCGGAGACAGGGGGGTGCCCCGGGCCAAGGCATTTTTGGGACCAAGTTTCCCAATGTAGCACAAGAGAACCTACAACTATTTGATAAGGCTAGGGTATTAGCAGATGAAAGCACAGGCTTCCCAAGTTTCGCACATGGTCAAACAGGCGTCAGTGGAGTGGGGCGAACTGCTTCTGGCATCTCTATGCTTATGTCTGCAGCTAATGGTAGCATACGAAATGTTGTTAAGAACGTTGATGATTACCTCATACGGCCACTAGGTAAGTCTTTCTTTGCATTTAACATGCAGTTTGACTTTGATGAAGATATTCGTGGTGACCTAGAGGTACGTGCATCTGGTACAGAGAGCCTTATGGCTAATGAGGTACGCTCACAACGTTTGATGCAGTTCTTGCAGGTAGCACAGAACCCAACACTAGCACCGTTTGCTAAGATGGACTACATCATTCGTGAGATTGCTAAGTCTATGGATCTTGACCCATCTAAAGTGACTAACTCTATGCAGGACGCAGCTATTCAGGCTGAGATCTTGAAAGCCTTCCAAGCACCACAACAACCACCTGCAGGACCAGAGGGTGTACAAGCACCACAAGGTCAAGGCCCACAGGGTGTAGCAGATACATCAGGCGGTGGTGGATCACAGATGGGTATAGGTACAGCACCAACTCCAGGTGAGCAAGGGTTTACTGGTAATGTCGCTTAAGCAACTCGTTAACAACAAACAAGCTATGGATGAGTTTAATCAACTAATTGATGAACTTATAGCTACACAACACAGGACTATGGAACAGGCTGGTTCTGTACAAGAAGTGTATTCAGCACAGGGTTCTATTAGTACGCTAAGACGGTTAAAGCTACTCAGGGAGATGGTTAATGGCAGTAAATGAACAAATGGAAATGGTGTTCTCTGACAAAGAAGAAGTAGATCCAGTCTCAGGCAATGAAGTACCACTGGGTTCTCTTCCAGAAGAAGTGCGTGATAACATTGATGCAAATCTTAGTGAGGGTGAATATGTCGTACCCGCTGATGTAGTACGGTACTATGGTGTTAAGTTCTTTGAAGACCTACGTACACAAGCTAAGATGGGCTTTGAAGATATGGCAGCTAATGGTCGTATCGGTGGAGAGCCTGTACCAGCAGAGGGTGGCTTACCGTTTGACATTTCTGAGCTACAAGCAGAGGATATGCCAGATGGACCTATGATGATGAACGAGGGTGGTGATGTTACAACCATGACACAGCCTGACTTCATGAAAGGTTACTCGTTTCCAGGGGTAGGTGCCGCACAAGAGTATAAGACTTACGTTAACGAACAGGGCTTGACAATGACGATTAGATTTGTTAATGGTCAACCTACAGTTGCAATACCAGCAGGATATACTGAGGTAGGTAAGGAA